ATCAAATCGACTCATGAATATGTTGATTCTCTCGAAGGAGAATACAATGACAGAGCTGTTATAGGTTTCACAACATCATCCAAAACTCGTCCTCTTATAGTTGCCAAACTTGAGGAATACATAAGGAATAAACTAGTCAAACCAAGATCGTCTCGATTGTTTCATGAAGTAAAGACTTTTATATGGAATAACGGAAAACCTCAAGCAATGAGAAGTTATCATGATGACCTAATCATGGCTCTTGCAATTGCATGTTGGGTTCGAGACACTGCTCTTGAAGTTTCGGAAAAAGATCGGATGTATCAAGAAGCTATGATAACATCAATCAAGTCTTCAACAACCACAATGAACACCACTATTAAAGGCATGCAAGGATACCACGAATCAAAAACAAAAGAAGCTCTAGCAGAGTTTGAGAAAACCTATAATGACTTCGCTTGGATTTTCAAGGGTTAGTTTGACAACTAACTTCTTTTATGCTATAATACAACTAATTATAACGAAAAGGATCAACTATGCCCAAATATAAAAAGTCGCCTTATAATCCACAATCGGACTTGTTCAAGGCTCTAACTAAATTGTTCTCTGGGCCAATCACACAGAGAAGAACACAAACAGGTCGTCAATTAAGAAGACGACAATTAGACAATTACGCTACAAAATTTCAATCAGTAACAGGAGCGCAGTTTAAAAAGTGGGAGTACAACCCAATTAACGCTGTTACACTTAATATGATTTCAAATAGAAATCGTGCTGAACGTTATGTTGATTTTGATGAAATGGAGTATATGCCTGAAATAGCATCTTCCTTAGACATTTATGCCGATGAGATGACAACTCATACTGCACTTCGTCCAATGCTTAATATTAAGTGTGCGAATGAAGAGATCAAACACATCCTCCATAATTTATATCACAATGTTTTAAACATTGAGCACAATCTATTTGGTTGGGCACGAACAATGTGTAAGTACGGTGATTTTTTCTTATATCTTGACATTGATGAAGATATGGGAATTCGGTCTGCAATTGGATTGCCCACTAGAGAGATCGAACGACTTGAAGGAGAGGATCAAAGTAATCCTAATTACGTTCAATACCAATGGAACACAGCAGGACTAACGCTAGAAAATTGGCAAGTTGCCCATTTTAGAGTCCTTGGTAATGATAAGCATGCTCCTTATGGGACATCAGTCCTCGAAGCTTCAAGACGAATTCACCGTCAACTTATACTCCTAGAAGACGCAATGATGGCTTATCGGATTGTTCGTGCTCCTGATCGTAGGTTGTTTAAGATTGACGTTGGAGGGATTCCTCCTCAAGATGTTGAACAATATATGCAAAAAGTAATGACTCAATTGAAAAGACACAACGTAGTTGATCCAACGTCTGGTCGTGTCGATCTACGTTACAATCCTTTGTCGATTGAAGAAGACTATTACATCCCAATTCGAGGAGGACAGTCCTCTACAGACATCACAAACCTTCCTGGTGCAACCTACAATGGAGGAATTGATGATGTTAAATATTTGAGGGACAAGTTGTTCGCAGCTCTCAAAGTACCACAATCTTACTTGACAATGGGAGAGGGAGCCTCAGAAGATAAGACTACTTTGGCACAAAAAGACATAAGATTTGCAAGAACTATACAAAGGCTACAACGTGTAGCTATATCTGAGTTGGAAAAGATTGGAATTATTCATCTTTATACTTTAGGTTACAGAAACGATGATCTTTTAACATTTAAGTTACAACTAAACAATCCATCAAAAATTGCTGAGTTGCAAGAACTGGAGCATTGGGATAAAAAATTCTCTGTTGCTGGAAATGCCACAGAAGGTTATTTCTCAAAACGATGGATTGCAGAGCACGTATTCGGAATGTCTGAAGGTGAATTCCTCCGCAATCAACGAGAAATGTTCTTTGACAAGAAATTTGGTGCCAAGCTTGAAGCTGCCGCAACTGGTGGAGAAGCTGGTGAAGATGCTGGTGGAGGTGGTGGTCTCGCTGGTGGAATGGACGACCTCGGTGGAGGTGGTGGAGATATGGATTTAGGCGGTGATGCTGGGGGAGACCTTGGCGGCGATCTTGGTGGTGATCTTGGCGGAGGAGATGCCGGAGGAGACGAAGGAGGTGACGAAGATCTCCTAGCCGAGCCATCCGCAAAAAGAGATGACTCACCAAGTTATGTCGACATTCCTCGTAAAAGAGGGCCCTACAAGCGTCACCAGTCTTCTTATGATAAAGGCGGCATGAAGAAGTCAATGCTTGGAGCAACAGGGATAGAAGCTGCTCATTCAACAGGTCGTAACGTTTATAAAGGTTATGTTGGAAACGAATATTCTCTCTCAAATGCATCCGGCGGCTATTTAGAAGAAGAGCAGAAATTAGAAACAGTATCTCGCGAAGTTGAGATGCTTATCGAATCATTAAATAAAAAGGAACCAATAGATGAAACATAATAAGAAAAGAAATACCGCTTTTCTTTACGAGTGCCTAATCAAAGAAATGACAAAAGCAGTTGTAAGAGGAGAGTTACAAAAGAAACAACAAATTGTTGAGACCCTAAAGAGATACTTCTCAAAAGGAACTCCTCTCTATAATGATTTACAACTGTACAAACAAATGATGGAAACCAAGAATTTGAAAGAATCTCTTGGACTTCGTTTCATGGAAGAAGTTAAAAAAGATTGGGAAACCTTAGACAGAAAAGAAATATTCAATCAACAAACACAATTGATAAGAGAATTCAATCAAAGAATTCCAGAAGCATTTGGAAACTTTATTCCCAATTATAAATCAATTGCAACAATAGGCCAGTATTTCAATTCTGGAGGCCTTAAAGCAAAGACCCGTCTGTTGATAGAGGAAAGACTTAAAACGCTTGTTATTTCGCATTCTGAAGCGATTAAAGAGCAAAAATTAAAGACGGTAGATAGTCTTACTTATAATACATTCGTTAATAAATTCAACGATACGTACAAAGAATCTTTATTAAAAGAACAGAGAGAACTTTTGACCAACTATATCACGTCATTTTCTGATAATGGTCTTAGTCTTAAAATGTTTATGAATGAGGAAATTGGAAGACTTAAGGAACAATGTGAAATTTTGAGTGAAGGTAAGTGGTCTGATAAAATAAAACTAGTTAAAGAGAAACTTGAAGATTTTAAAAAGAAGCCTTTAAGTGAAGAAGTAGTTAAAGATATATTTCATATTCAACAACTATTATCGGAGATCAAATAGATGTATAAAAAACCACAAGACATAATTTCAGATTTATTACAAGAAGATCTTGGAATTGACATACTAACACCAACTGGTGTTAACATTATGACAGAACCAGAAGAACGAGATTTAGACGTTAAAATACAAGGAGATACAGAGGTCAATATTGTACCTGCTCCTATTGGTGTAAAGATTAACAACCCAAATGAAAGAAAAATACAATTTGAATTGAATGTTCGAAAAGCTCTTAATGGTGATCTTTTGGTCTTTGATCACAATGACATAGATATTGTTCTTATGGTAGAGAAGAAAAAGATTGTTGCATTTCCAAAAGACTTGATGTCCGAAGTCGTATATGGTGCAGAGTCTCGTTTAATGGAATGGATGAGACATAATGGAATTATTGAATATGATTCAATCCAAGGCGGAAATGTGTATGGTTCCCTCGAAGGAAAGATTCACGAATCAAAAGAAAGGGATTCAATTAAATCAGCAATCTATCAGTTGTCAGAATGGATCCAATCAGAAGCACCATCATCTAAGATGAAGAAAGGACATGATGATATGATGCAAGACGCTCAACTAAAACCCGATGAAGAAAATCATACAGAATTAGGCGAAGTTCCTCATGGAGAAGAAAAAGGTTCAATTGTGCAACATAGTCTTTTTGCGCCCTATTTATATGGTCGTTACACTTATTAGGAGAATAATGCTTAACTTTATATTAGCCGCTTATGGCTTAACTTTTATTCTTGTATATGGCAAGATATTCGAATCTCTCCGACCAAACAAAGACCCAAACAAAATGTGGACACTTTTATTCTATTGTCCTCTATGTATGGGCTTTTGGGTTGGAGCATTTTTATTTTGCATTAACAACCAAACAGAACTATTTACATTTGATTATACAATCGCCAATTTCTTTATCTGCGGTTGGATCTCTGCTGGGACATCTTATCTAATTTCAATGTTGGTCGATGACTTCGGATTGAGAATACCGAGAAAAGAAGAACATAATTATAACAAAAGGAAAATATTATGATTAAGTGGATGCTACAACCAGTTCGTCGTTGCTGTTCAGGCAGCTGACTCAAACGGGTTGCGCCCGTGTTTAATGGAGAAAAGAAATGAGCAAACAATTATTAACAGAATTTTTTGAACTATGTCCCGATGGGCGTTGCCTTGATCGTTTGAGCGAATCTCAAAAACGTGAGGTAATTCAAGAGGGAGCGGTTTATCTTGTTGGTAGAATTCAAACTGCTGATAAGAAGAACGGAAATGGACGAGTATATCCTGATAAGGTTCTAAGAAAAGAAATTCAAAACTATCAAAAAATAATAAAAGACAACAGAGCAACAGGAGAATTAGATCATCCTGATGATTCTGTTATAAATTTGAAAAATGTTTCCCACATGATAACTGAATGTTGGTGGGAAGGTAAAGATGTCATGGGAAAAATCAAAGTTCTTGATACACCTTCTGGTCGTATCCTAAAGGATTTGATCAATGCTGGTGTTAAACTTGGTATTTCTTCCCGAGGACTTGGTTCTGTTAAGGAATCGATGGGCGATACAATTGTTGAAGAAGATTTTCAACTAATCTGTTTTGACATCGTAGCTGAGCCTTCAACACCTGATGCTTATGTTTCACCAAGGAATACAAGACCAGGAGTGAACAGAGGAGCAATGAGATTCAAGATCGCTGAGGGCAAAGAAAACCAAATTGATAATCTATTTAATAAAATATTGAGGGACTAATGAACAAGAAAGAATTAAAACAAATGTTAAAACCATTAATAAAAGAGTGCATCAAGGAAGTTATCTTCGAAGATGGAACTCTTTCGACAATTATAAGTGAAGTGGTTCAAGGAGTTGGGCAACCTATTGTTGAGACCAAACAAAGGTTTCCAAAAAAACAAAAACCACAATATGAAACAGATGACCAAGCAAGAGCAAGGTTAAATAGTCAAAGAAAAAAAATGATGGAAGCTATTGGTGGTGATGCCTATAATGGTGTAAACCTCTTTGAAGGAACGACCCCAGCTCCTGCTGAAAACCAGCAAGGACAAGGAGCGTTATCCGGCGTTGATCCTAAAGATCCCGGAGTCGATATCTCTTCTATCATGAACAAATCATCAGCAATATGGTCAAAAATGGCAGGTAAAAATGGCAAATAATTACACTTATCGTGTTAAAAAGAAAGACAACATGGATAGAGTTGTCAAACGTTTTATAAAGAAATGCAAAAAACTTGGAATAATTGATGAAATAAAAGATCGTCGACACTTTGTCAAACCCTCAGAAAAAAAACGCATGGCAAAAAAAAGAGCCATACGTAGAAGAATAAAAGAAGAGAAAAAACGCAGAAAATAGACTATTTAGTGTAGTTTGGAGTTAATAATGGCAAGTAATATATATGGAGTTGGTTTAAGAAATGTTGGATCTTATCAGGTTGCTGGGACACCTTATCTCACAGCATCAAGTTTAGCAGAAGAAGAGGTACAGTTTTCATTTCCCAATGTAACAAAAAAAATAATAGTAGATAACACTGGTTCTGCCGATGCTTATCTATACTTTTCAGGTTCGTCAATAAACAAATTGATATTACCTACAACTAAAAAAATAGAAATAGATGTTAAGTGTACTTTTATGTATGTTTCGGCCTCTACAGCAACAGGTGTTCAAGTTTTTGCTGAATTGACAAATATACCTACAAGTAAAATGTATTCCTTAGCTGGATTGGAGGGTGTATAATGGCTAGTAATGTTTATGGAGTTGGAATTAACAATGTAGGGTCTTACCAAGTAGCTGGTAGGCCTTATTGTGCAACAGGATCAACAAATATAGCAGATAGTCGCACAGCTATAACTTTTCCAACAGTAACAAAAGAGATTGTTGTATTGAACAGGCATGCATCAGCGGATTTATACTTCTTCTTTCACACAGGAAGTTCAACACAAAATCAATTTAAAATCGCAGCTGGTGAACAAGAAACCTTTTCTGTTAAATGTAAAGAAGTGTTTTTAACCGGGTCAGCAGCAGCGTCAGTCACTTATACTCTTTATGCGTCATTAACTCACATCCCAGCATCTCGTATGTACAATCTTACGGGATCAGGAATAACGGAGTAACAATGAGTGACAAATTTAAATACACAGCGGGATTAAATAACGTAGGTTCTTATCAGGTCTCAGGCAAGCCGTTCGTAACGGCTTCAACCATTTCTGATGGTGTCGAGCAACAAATAGAATTCCCACAAGTTACAAACAATATAACAGTTAAACTGGATTCAGAAAACAGTGTTACTAAGAAATTTTACACTCACAATGGACAGTTTGGGAGTGCTGATTTGTCAATGACTCTTGGGACTAATTTTTCACTTGTAACGTGGATGAAGGTAGGTAACTTCTCCCAAACAAATAGTTTTATAATATATACTCAATATGTAAGACTCTTTTATAAATCTAACAATAAAAACTTGTATTTGTGGGTTGACACAGTCGGAACTAGTGGAGTAGGTGCGGCTGATAAATTTGTATTTGATTTATCTCCGATGACCCATGTAGTAGTCACTATGGATCACGACAATGAAACTAAACTATATTTAAATGGGAATTTAATGCAAACAACAGACTTATCATCTGATAATGCGCAAATAAATGGAAATAATATAATTTATGGATCTACCACTAAAGATTTTGATTTAAGCGTATTAGAAGGTGCTATTTTCACATCTACTTTAAACCAAGCACAAATTGATGAAGCGTACAACTCTGGTAAATATTTTGATCTAAAATCTCACTCACAAGCAGCATCTTTGCAAAATTATTGGACTTTTGGAGATGATCCAAGTGATACTTTCAATAATAATGGCCCATCCAGCACAGTCACGGCTACAATAAATGACACTGTTGGTAGTGATAATTTATCAATAACTTCAGCTGATAACGACGATGAAATTGTTGAAGGCTCCCACACATTTAGCGGTGGTGGAGGAGAGCTAAGAGTCCACTATAGATCAACAGGATCATCAAATGTAGCAACGAACCACCATTATTGGACCCTTGACTCACAAAACGAATCAATAACAATGAATGTAAAGACAAAAGAGATTTACCTCTCATCAGACGGAGGAGACATTGACTATTCTCTCCATGCAGATTTAACAACAATACCTACTTCAAGTATGTACCAACACACAGGATCAGGGGTAGATGAATAATGAGCATAGGATGGGCACATATATCAGGAACCTATGCCGAAGGGTCACCAGGCTCTGTTCAGTATAAAGATGGCGATACTCAAAATATTACAGGTCATCCTAATTTCACATTTGACGCAACAACAGGACTTGCCGTAACTGGAACTCTTGCTGTTTCTGGTACTTTAATAGCAAACGAATACAGAGTTAACGTTATAGAAGAGACCGTTACCAATATATACTCACAAGGTTCTACAAAGTTTGGTAATTCAACAGATGATCAGCATCTTTTCACAGGATCTCTTGTTATCACAGGTGCAACAGATTCTGCTCTGGTTTATAAAGTAACTGCTAGTGTGTATGCTAGTCTGATAGATGGAGATCATACTGATCATGTTGCCGATCCCGGTGATGGCCCTGCTTCATATTTTTATCTAACTTCTTCAAACTCAGTTCACAGAGGTATTCTGAATTATTCATATGAAACATCTCCCGGCTCTGGTATTAGTTCTAGTGTGGCAGATGTTGCGTCCCTTGTTAAAGCAATCAATCCGGCATTGGTTGTGTCTGGTGCTGCGATATTTAAAGACCCTATATCTGTGCAAGGTGGTCTTTATGGTGCATCACCTATTGATATTTATGCGCCAATGGTGTTTCGTCGAGATGACTTAGCAGAAGAATCTCCTGATGATGAAATGAGGATCGAACAAGGAAAGTTTGTTGGTAATCTAATAATTAGCTCTTCAAACGATAACCATGGCTTGTGGATGGAGGGTGCTGGTTACATTGTAATGAACTCTAAGAAAACACTCTCAGAGGCTGAACGTGCTCCAGAATTTGTTCAAAATAATAGAACATCCGATAATAACTCTTACCCCATGATTGCTCAAAGAGTATTCCAAGGAGTTGATGTATCAGAAAATCCTTTATTTTTATATAGAAAACATAACGACGCTAGACACTATGTCGGGGAACAAAGATGGTCAACAGAGTTTCCAGTTTTAACAGGGTCAGACAGTAGTTCCGCTGCTCATTATCAGAGATTTGATTTTGATGTTGCTCGTATTGTTGTTCAGACGGACCCTAGAAGAAACTCAACTGGGTGGGCTTTACAAACTTTTGACATAAACATGGACCCGGAGTATGAAGCACTTGATGCTATTAGTTCAGCAGATAGAAATATTTCCGGAAGTATGGTCCCAATCATCTCATCCTCCCATTTTTCTTCATCAAAGCAAAATTACAGTTCCTCACTAAGTAACGTTTTTTCTGCTGGTGGTTTTGGAAACCCTGGGGCAGGAAATAGATATGGTCTAAAAAGAGGTATTCAAGTATTTGGAAATATTAACCCAGCCGGATGGGAATATGCTGAAGAAGCTGGATTTGCTAGCAATTTTCTACCAAAAGACTGCACCATAGGGCACCCTGTCGCTCGTTGGGGCGATTTTTATATTCATGATGATCGCTATATAAGATGGGGTCAGGTAGCTGGTGATGCTGCTGATAATGCTTATAAACGGTTTTATAATTCAAACCCTTTAACCCAATCAGCTAGAATAGATTCGGGTTCAGTTATATTTGGTTACAATTCATCATCAGCATTTTTAGAAGTGTCTGGTGCAGCTACTTATTTAAATGATGGTCTAAATGTTACAGGATCTGGTTATGTCAACTTTGGCACAACAAAAGGAACATCAGGCTATGGCGTAAGAGACAATGCTGGGACTCTAGAGTTTAAAAATAGCGGAGGATCATGGACCGAATTCGGAACAGGAACAGGTGGATCAACAATTGGAGAACCAGAAGATGGTCAATATACTGATGGTCTTTTTACAGATATTACAGGAACGATGGCAGTCGGCACTCCTATTGACAGATTTAATGAAGTGCTTAAAATACTCGCTCCTTCACCAGCTCCAGCGTTAAGCAGGATCAATTACGGTGATGTACCAAATGGTGTTTCTGCAAAGTTGTCTTTTGATTCAACCAACATAATAACAGGATACACTGCCTCAGCCACAGCTGCTGGTTTCTCAGCAGTTACCAGAAATAACGCATATGCAGCTAATACTAGCGGTAATAATTTTAGATTAGGAGTTTACAACGGATCTCAAGAAATAACAGGAACTTTGAATTTTACTACAGGACCATCAGTTACAAATGACAACCTAGCTTATGCTTCTGGTGCGTTTGGGAATGCTGAAACAGGGTCTTTAAATTTAGAACTAAATGGAACAATTATACACACAGTGGTTTTAACAGGGGCAGTTGGAGCAGGAAATCCTGCTACAGGGTCTGCCACTTCTTTAACAAATGGATCTGGGTTTACTCACTTATCGGTCACTGCTTCTTCAATTGATGGAAACGGAGCAGATTGGTATATATTCAAACACAGAACAGCTAAGTATAAAATTGAAGCAAATGATCAAAAAGTAGGGTGGAATTACTTAAGAACTATACACACAATTGGCTCAACAAACAATGCAACAAACTACATCGAATGGATAAATGATCCCGATGGGCCGTTAGCCAACTTATCAGCCTCGTTGCCTCGTATTGATGAGGTTAGCCTTACAGGCACAAAATATGTCTCAGGGGTAAAATACAACACTGATTTGACTGCTAAATACAAAGTTGATCTTATTAACATGTATAAGAATGTGTATCCCTCAACAGATGATACTATTACCTTTAATGAAACAAATTGCGACAATATAACAGCGCAAACAGTAGGCGCAATTTCAACGAATGAAAACCAAATAGTAAAGATAACAGCTAGTGTGAATAATAATCAGAATTTGTTGTTAAATGGAACAATTGGTGTTTCAGTGAACGCCACGCATCCATTAAAAACAAACTTATCAACAACCGGTTCAGCTACCATAACTGGTATGCTAATTGATAATGATTCAAGCGGTGGAAATTTAAATCTCGTCGAAACTTTCATTGACGAAGACTTCAGGATTAAATCGGCATCATATGGATCTCAAGCAGATTTAACAGGAAGTGCTTGGAACTCGCAAACCATCATGACAGGTTCAAATGTTGACGGTCATCAAGATGGAATGATTCTTTATAATAGAAGATTGTATAATCCTCGAGATGCTGATATACCAAATGCAGGTAACTTTTCAACATTAACAAACGTTAGTGCAGGTCAGCCAAATTATTCCACAATAACAGGAATAAGAACTTTCTATAGAAAAATACAAAATGATTCCGGTGCAGCTATTCGAGATATGAAAATAACCTCACAAAAAACCGGTTTTAAATTCATGGAAGATACTCAAGCTTTTGACGACAATGATTCACACTTTTATGTCAAGATTCCCGGTGCAACCGGTTGGATGAATATAAGAGAATCGTTTGTTTTCGGATCCACTGGTGATGGAGATGGGGCATTGATTGCTGGTGCTAGTGACAATTCAAGTGTAACAGGTGCTGGAAATTCTGTCAATTGTATTTCTTTTGGCACACAATCTGTTGCAGATGATGATTATATAGTCATGAAGATAGAAGCTAATTACGAAATGGCCGGCTATGTTTCACAATTAAACTTTCAATTAGGGGCTTCCGATGTATCGGCTCCAACAGAAGCATTTGTGCTTGACGATATAGACCTAGACGACACTGATGGAGAAACTGCTAAGTTGTCTTTTGGTACTTCAAATGTTTTAGGAGGATACACTAGTGTTGCTGGTGGTAAAGGTTCAATGGGCGCTGTTAACTCTAATGCCGTCTATACTGATAATAGTGACAACAATCGCGGAGTTTTTAAAGCTTTGGAGATTATGGGTGGTACGCTAAATGAAGATATTAATTCAAGTGGTGACAACTACTCAGCAAAATCATTTAAAAATGCTCACACTGGTTCTTTATTGTTGATTGTAAACGATGCAACATCTAGTACACTAAGTTTGTCAAACCTCACTGCTCACAATAACCTTTCATCAAATACTGGATTTACTGTTGGCGTTGTAGATTATTCTACCACAACAGATGGGATACCAGACTATACTAAATCTTACAGAACAGGAACATACAGTATTGGAACATCTGCACAAAGATCAGGTTGGAACTATGCGAGAGTTCTTCATAGAATTGGCGCAACAGATACTCTAACAAACTATGTACAATGGGTCATTGACACCTCTGGTTCTTCCGATGATACCAGTATAACTGAGACTGCATTTTCTGATTTTGGTCATACTAATATATATCACCAATCAGGAATCGGATATTTTGCAGCTAATCCAACAGGTAGTTACACATGCCTAGGATCAAATTTTTATAAAAATGTTTACCAAAACGGAACAGCTATAACTTTTCCAACTGTGACCGGCTGCACTGTTAGTAATATAAAAGTAGCAGGAACAGGAATCACAACTTTCAATAGTGCTGTTAGTTCAACAAGCATGCCAGCCTTGAACAATAATACTAATTGTGAAAGCACCACTATAGAACTAACAGGAACAATAACTTATAACAGCTCTTCGACATCTTTAAGTGGAGGTTTAGGGCTTTTTGATCCACCAGCTTCCATCACTACAAGAGCACAAATAAATCATCCCTTAAAATCAAACAGACAGGGTTCTTCTGTAACAAAAAATTACTTTTTGAGACACAGTGGAACGATAGGAAGCACAAATTTAAATACCTTAGAACACTTTGGCTTAGAAACTTATAGAATTGTATCTGGTAATTATGCTTTGCAATCTGATGCTACTGGTTCTTCAAATGCATGGAATTCTTCAACACATATGAATGGTGGTGGTACCCATGATGATGGAATGGCAACAATCAATGGTTATTTAATTTCTCCAAAACAAATAGGTAACGCTGGTGACACAAGGAACACTACTTTCCAAGCACCAGTTGGTAATCCAAACTATTCTTCTCTTACTAATGCAACTAGAACATATTACAGATATTTTAAAAATAATTCTGGTGGTAGTTCTACATCAATTGACATAACCTTGCATGGTTCCGGCTCTTTGGTTAAAAAGTCTCTAAACCTTGCAGATAGTACTGGGTATTTTTATATAGAAGCAAAAATTCCCGGAACAACAGCTTGGCTTGATGTTGGAAAATCTCTAGGATCAGCAAACCCATTAGTTGACGGATCAGGAGCTGGTACTGGATTTGCAGCCGGTAATCCACCAAAAGTTATCGCAACAGGTGGAACAACGATAGGTTGTAATTTTAACGGCCTTGGCTTGGCTTCGAATAACAATTTGGTTTTAAAAATATCAACCCACAAAGACTGGGTTGGATATATAAATAGAATAACAATAGGGTATTAGGAGATAAGATGGCATCACCAGGAACAGGATCAACAAACCAATCTTTAACTTTTGCAGCCTCAAAAAGGGTGTACGGGAAAGCCCATACTTCAAACAAAAGAGAAATATATGATGAGTCTATACCTTCCAATGTACAATTAAAAACTGGATTTATTTTTGGTGAAGCTATACCTGAGTCTCCAATAGCATCTTCAAAAACAGATGATGATACTTTTCAAAACTCAGAACTTTATAATAGATTTAGTGCTTCAGCTGGAGGATCTGAGACGGTTGAGTTTGTTGAGTTTTATATACAAAGTATAAATTTTACTGATTATGATGCCAACGATGGTTCATTCGGTGATGTTGGGTTTGGTGGAGGAGATGAAGCTACTACTTCAGGTTTTCATGGATACCAATTGGTCTTGACAAGTAGTTATGAGACTCTATCCTCCGGAAGTTACACAGGCTCTGCTCCTTTTGTTAATAATCAAGTAGTGCATCAATCCAATGGTGCTTTGCAGTTAGTGGGACCTTTATTTGGATCACAAACAGCAAATCAATATGAATTAGAACTTTACACAGCAAATCCTAGCAATAGTGGTCTTAAAATAGCTAAGACAAGCCCAGCAGAAATACTTGTTGATTATTTTAATGGTACATTATTTATACAGGACTTTATTGCAAGTGAAATACCAACATATGCTAGAGGCTTTATATATGTTGGTAAGTTTGCGGATGAAGTAATTACAGAAGCTTCTTCATCAGGTGGAGGTGTGTCTTATGGAAGAACAGCGGTTACCACAACTGTTACAGCATCAACTTCAGCAAAAATTCTAGGTGTTTCGGCATCTGCTGCGCTAGATATAAGACTACCAGCAGCTAGTGGCTATACTGCTGGGCAGTATTTCACAGTAAAAGATGAAGGCGGAAATTCTAATACCCACAACATAACAATAAAAACCACCGGAGCTGACAAAATTGATGGAGAAACCTTTATTGTCCTAGAGTCTCCATACGCTGCTGTTAATCTCTACTCAGATGGTTCTTCAAAATTCTTTATTTATTAGGTCGATTGTCTAACTAGATTCTATTTAATTTTCGAGACACTAGAGAGTGTCTTGTTTAAACACATATTTTTCTATGGAGGATACATATATGTCTTATAAATTTCAAAGAGGAGCTGCTGTCTTAAGCGGTTCTATTAAAGCTGAAGATGGTCTTGACGCCAATTCAGCAGGTTTTGCTGGTGCCGGTGCGATTGCAGGTGCTAGTTCTATTGATGGTACTGGTGATCTTACAATGGGCACTATTACTATGACAGGTTTTACTGTTGATGCTGATGGTGACATGACCTGTAAATCAATTGTTATTCCTGATGACGCAACTATTGGTGCTGTTGGTGATACTAATATGATTACTTTAGATGCTGGTAACGATGTTACTTTCGCTTCTGATCTTGATGTTGTCGTTAATAAAGTTGGTGGTCTTAATTTAGCTGATGGCGCTGTAACCTCAACTGCTGCTGAACTTAACTTGCTTGATGGTGCTGCATCTGCAAACAATGTTGCTTCTAAAGCTGTTATTTTAGATGGCTCTGGTAATCTTACTCTTGCTGGTGATTTAACTATTAGTGGAACAACTACTACTGTTAGTTCAACAACTATAGAAATAACCGACAAGAACATTCAAATTGCTAAAGGTGCTACTGGTAACGGAGCTCGTGGTGCGGGTTTAGATATTGAATTAGGTGGTGATGCTGATGCTGGTTTTATCCGTGTTGGTGCAGCAGATGATACTATTTTTGAACTTCAGGCTCCTGGTAACTCTAATGTTTTAACACTTGATATGGATGCTTCTGGTGAAATCGAATTCGGTGCTGCTAAAAAACTTACTGTTGCTGGTAACTTCAACATTGATGCTGACATCAGTTCAACTGCTGCTGAAATCAACTTGGTTGATGGTTCTTCTGCTGGAACTATTGTTAACAGTAAAGCTGTTATTTATGGTTCAAGTGGTGAAGTAAATGCTACAACACTTCAAATTGGTGGAACTTCTATTAATGCTACTGCTGCTGAAATTAATTTGATTGATGGTGGTACTGCTAGAACAACAAATATTCCTGCTGATGGTGATGGTTTTTTGCATAATAATAATGGCACTATGGAAATGACTACTGTTGACAAAATGGCAGAGTATGTGTTTTCAAAAGTTTCAGGTGGAGATGCTACTATTGCTTCTAACGGTTCTTTAACTCTTGCGGCTGATTCTGTCGAATCAGCAATGATTAATGACAATGCTATCTCTGGACAAGTTGAGATAGCCAGTGCTGATGATATTAATGATGCAGATGATCTAATGATTCATGATGCTGATGCTTCGGCAAATGCTAAAATCAAAAGAGTCGGTATGGACACTCTTAAGACTTTCTTCCAAACTGGTGTAACTGCTGATTCTGCTGGTGGTTTTGTATATAACACTTACAATGCAACTTCTTCGGTTATTGCTAACGCAGACGGAGCGACTGGTTTCCATGTTGCTTCTGGTTCTAGTGCTGCTAGTCCTTTATCGGCTTCTGTTAATACCACTCTTCACTTGTCTGGTGGTGCAGGCGGATGGGCTGATGGAATGACTTTGTTCGTCAAAGCTCCTTCAAATGCTTCTAGTTTTAACTTGACTATTGTTGCTTCTGGTTCTGAAAGAATCGACGGTGAACAACAAATTGTCTTAGAATCTGATTACGCTGCTGTTACTCTTTTAAGATGTCACAACAGCAGATGGTCTATCGTATAATTTATTAAAAGATTATTATCTTATGTTCTTAAAAGAAGGTCGGGCGAAAGCTCGGCCTTTTTCTATTTATTGTTAAAAGGAGAAAATTGTGGGATACAAATATACAAAAGGTTCAACAGTCCAAGGTGATATAAAAGCAGCCGATGATGCCGAGAGAAATACTGTTATTGATTTTGGAGAAGACCAAATTGAATTCCAAACAAGTGGCTCAACAAGACTCAAGATCGAAAACCATGTTATAACAACAACCACTACTTTACATATAAGTGGGTCTGATGGAGAATAT